AGGATAGGGTCAACTGTGCAACGCTGTTCCGCTGAATGACTACATCAACTGCTGTAACAGTTCCGTGTAACGGTGCAACCATAGAAGGAGCAGAAACACCACCCTCGGCTAGCAACCATCCTGCGCCAAGCGCGGGATCAGTTGTGCTACTACCAACACGAACAGAACCAGTACCAAACACAGAGAATCGAAGTGCAATTGCGCCTGCTGCACCAGAATCAGCAGGGAATACGGAGAATCTACCACCGTATGCACCCGCAGTATTCGTAACGATTGCAAAGTTGGCTGTACCATATTGAACAACTGTGCCGCCACTATCCTTTGCACGAACATCCCAACCAATTCCAGCATTTACTGTGTTTGTGTCACGAGTCAAACGAAGAACAGACGCACCAGTCGCGTTCACATCTAAACCAATTCCAGATACGAACGCAGCAGTTGTACCGACGTTAACAACACCCGCAAACGTAGCTGTAAGTGAACCAAGAGTCAACTGCGTAACATTGTTCCGCTGCAAAATCAAGTCCGTCGCGCTACCAGAATCAATGACAGGCGAAAGAACTTCCGGTACAACTAATGAGGTGCCGAGGTACAGGGTACGAATGACCATACCAACAGCACCGATATCTTGAGTATTTGTAGTTTGCGGTCGCAGCAGTGTATCGTTAAATAACCAACCAGTAGTACCTCCAACAGATTGGCTAACAAGAACACCATTTTCGCCAGTTAATAACGTAACGTTAGTATACGCCGCACCACCATATTGGAGAATACTATAGTTACCTGTACCTGTGGCGTTGCGTCCACCGATAATTAGGTCATTATACCTAGCTTGAATTCGTCCAATAGTCGAGGTCGTGCTGCCACCAAGTCGAATGAAACCTCCAGTATTGTCTAATACAATGGCAATGTTGGCTGCAAACGTAGCAGCTGTACCGAGAAATGTAACAAACGGAAATCCAATGTTACGAAGAATGACTCCACCACCAGTTCCGCTATCAATAACAGTATTATTTGATGTATCTACAGCTAAAGCAGGAATGTTTGCTGTATTCGCTTGGTTACGCCAGTTTAACGCTGTGTTATTCTGATAGCGACCTGCACCCGCTGTAGCTACGTTAGTGCCTACTGTATAGAACGTAGTGATGTTAAGAGAACCTGCAAACGTTGCTGTAAGCGAACCAAGTGTAAGTTGTGTGACGGCGTTGCGCTTAAGCAACATATCTGTAGCTGTAGCAGTATCACTAATATCTGCTGCAATACCACCATCAGCTTGTAGCCAACCAATGCCACGATTCGGATTTGTTGTAGAGGTGCCGACACGAACATCACCAGAACCCCAAACGGAAAGTGCTTGACGTACAGTTAATGTACCAGTTTCATTTGCTGTAATTGAAACCCTTGTACCGTGTGCTATGTTACTCCAATTTTCAGTCGCGAAAACTTTGAAACTCGCGGTTTCCCCTGTATATGCAGTACCGTCATAACCTTGTGCAAGAATTTGGAGAATTGTATTGTTATTTAAAAGCGCAGTCTCTGTACCCAAAGTACCATTAGCTCGATAGCCCGCAAAGACAGGAACATTTCCATAACGAATAACGCGAACAGAGTCAGTGAAGGCCGCAAATCCACCCACCTGCAAAAGTCCAGTACCAAGCAACACCTGGTCTATTGCAGGCCCAATCTTTACTATTCCTGTTACAGTCTCATCACCAGTAACAGTAATAGCTCCTGCCGCTTCGGTAATAATAGAATCAACAAGACTACCATTCGCACCAAACTTAGGAATAGTTCCCGGAGTACCTGTACCCCAGAAAACACTTCTCCAACCTAAGTTTGTGTTATTACCACTACTCTTAACCCAAATAACACCACTCGTATTAGCTCTGTCTGCATAGATATCACCAACACGACCTAATACAGAACCTTCAGGAACACCATCTCCGGCACTACCAGAAGCGAAACCAAGAAAGTCTTGAGTATCATCAAGACCACTTTGCAGCATTACGTATTTTAAAGGTCGATTCTCAACATCTTGGTATCCAAGAGGAGAATTTTCCCCTACAACACGTTCATTATATTGAATGTATGGGACTAAACTCATTGAAATACCTTAGCTCCATCGTAGAAATATGTCCCATCATAGATGAACCCCGTAGTTATAACGGTAGCATCATCTTCGCCACAGCAACAACCACCACTAATAGCAATACGGTACTCAGCCTGCTCCTCTGCAAAACTCAAAGCATTTCCAGACTGTAGCGAAGGTGATATACTTAGCCCCGTCTGCACTACGAAAGTAGGAGTATTGCAGTTACAGGCCATATTAATTCTTTCTTCTATCTGTAATTTTTTCTAGCCAGATGATACGTTCAAGTAAACCATCGTGACTATTGTACCCATTAATCAATTGTTCTAATGCATTCAGCCTTGCTGTATTCTCATCAACACGTCCTATGATATAACGCCCTACTAGAAGAAGTGTCGCCGGAGCTGTTATTACTTTTAGAAATTCAACGAGATCTTGTGACATTATGTATAATTTTCATCTCGCCGAATCTCCAGCCCAGAATAATGAGAGTCACCTTCTTCTTTGCTCTCAACGGGAACAATGTTATTGATTAAAGCAATCTGCTGCATCTTAGTTGCATTAGCTTGCTCATAATCTTTCAAGCGAAGGAAGCCGCGCCAAATTGCACCAAAGAGGATTACTTCGTGCCATTCACGAGGGACATCAGGTTCAGCAGAACCAGAAACAAGGTCATCAAGATTAGCCCAGTATCCAATCGTGATATTGTAGGCGTCGTCCGGTGTCGGGTAAAAACGTATGCACTCGCCTTCACGAAGGTAGTCCGTAGGCTTTCCTTCGGCATCGACCGAGTTTTGATAGAGTTGCTCATATCTAAATCTAGTAAGTCTGTTGAGCGGCGTGTGTTGCTCATCGTTCAAATCCTCGATTGAAACGAGGCGAAGTGCCTCGAAAGAAGTAGGCAATTCATATAATGCTGTGCCGTCAACTGTAGAGAAGTCTGCAACTTTTTCCTTTTCTCTTAATGGAAATCTGTTGAGTACATCCCAGTAACTACGGTTTAAAAGCAAAAGAGCTGCGGATTCATCTAACTCGTCTTCGTCAAGACCAAGATGTTCTCGCAGCTCCTCAATGAAAGTATCAACTGTTAATCCCATCTCCAATTCTCTCCGCGTAGATTGATATTCTACTTCTATCCCCGCGCTTTGTTATTAATACTTTAATAGCTCTAGAAAGCGTACGGAAGTCCGTACCTAATTCTTGGAGAGAATCACTTGTGACGACTTGGAAAGTAGTCGTAGGGTCATCACAAGTGATTTTCCAATGACCTTCGCGGAGATACGTAGCGGCGGACTTGGTTATGGACTTATCCGCGTCAAGTAGAAGTGGTATCCGCATTTGTTCCTCTTTTTACTTAGGTTGAATCAACATAGCGAGAATATCGCCAGCAAGAGTTGCCGCACCAAGTGCAATCCCGCACATCTGCCCTGCCGTAAAAGCTGTATCATCAACTCTACCGGCAGTAGTGGCACCCTGCGAGATACGAGTGCCAACTGTGATTGCAGCATCAGCCACAACCTTTGCAATACCACTAATTTGCACGAGTACGGTAGCACCAGAAGTAAGCGAAGCTCCAAGAAGATTGGAATCATCGTTCACAGTAGCACCATCGAAATCGCTCAAACTGCCAACAACAACACCTGCAAACGTAGCGTAGTTAGCTTGAGTATTGGATTTCGCTACAGTATTAGCAGCAGAGACATACACAATATCGCCAACCTTGAGCACACCAGAGGCAGTATATCGTGCAATCTGACCACCATAAGTAGGAACTCCAATATCATCACCATCAACACCTAACCCTACATAAGGAAGATGTGTAGGCTTAAACGGCATAGCACACTCTCCTTAAGTAGCGTTAGAGCCAAACCAACCGCGCCAGTCAACGAACCAGATTAAGAAGCGCGTAGAGCACTTATACTTCGCAGCATCAGTATCAAAGTCGAATTCGTCATCGAACTCAATCGGACGCCGCACAACCATATGCGCATCGTTGAGCTTCGAGTCAAGCATAAAGTAAGTCTTAGTCGAAGTCTTATAGTGCGAAACGACAATCTTCATTCTCGGGAAACGCTTCTTGATAGCGTTATCCTGATTGTCCGCAGTAAACGGTTCCTTGTCAGAACCGAAAATCTGCATCGCCTTGTGCAAGTCACCGGCGTTGTTACCGATAACAAGCGTATCCGGCATAGACTGAATCGGGTCGCCATTCTCATCCTTCACGTTTTGCGCGAGGTCGAGAAGTGCAGTGATACCAGAAACAGACATTGCCACAGGAGTAGTCAGCGAGTTTGCAACAGTAGAGCTAGAGTTAATTAAAGTGTGTGCAGTATTGCAAAGAGACTTGTTGTCGATACCCTTGAAAGTAGAACCAGAGAAAGCGTCATCAAGGAGTGCGGCAGAGCGATACTCGTAAGTGAGACGCGCAGCATTTGCAAGCCACTTAGCACCTTGGTTAGCCTTACCATACTGGTCATCTTCAACAGTACGCCGAGAAACCATAAAGCCGCCGGCATACTCCTTGTCAATACCCATCACCTTCGGGCCCATCTTCGGATCCATATAGGTGATTCTTTCACCATCACCACGTTCAATCAGTCTGTTCGGCCCAGTGATAATTGTAGCAGACTGTTCCGGCAGAGACGTAGTCTCAGACTTCAGGAAATCAGTATATTCCGGCGGATACTGCATAAACTGGTCTCTGAAATCTTTACGCAGCCCCGGTCGAAACAGGAGGTTAAATGCGCCTTGAACAAGCATTAGTTTATGTCTCCCTTAAGACAGAGCTGTATCGTTAAACACACAGAAGAAAATCTTGTTCGTGATATCAACAGCAACGATATCCCAAACTTTCACCGTTGTCTCTGCAATGTCAAGATACCAAACACCATCGGCATCCCTTGCAGCACCGTAAGATTCACCAACCATAGTCTGCGTTGGAGTAACAGGGTCAGTAGCCCCGTTAACGCCACGCATAGAGAAAGTTGTAGACTTATCAGCAACTACATACGAAACAGTTTGCTGCCGACCAGTAAATACAGTCGGAGAGTTTGCAGCAGCGAAGCCGGGATTCGAATCAGCGCCCTGTAATGCAACGCCAGAAACGAGAGTCGGGTCAGCAGCACACTCAGTCAGTTCACCGTTCGCATCAACAACCAGTAATGCACCAATCTTGAACGTTTCGCTAGTCTTTTGCGCACCCGTTCTGATAAAAGGTGTATTACCGATAAATCGAGCAGCTTCAATGCAACGACCTGCCATTGTTTAATTCTCCGTTAGGATTGCCCATTAGTGAGGGCACTCTTGATTTGTTCACCATCAACAACGTGAGATTGAGACGGTGAATCAATCGCAGTAATGCCTACAGTCTCAAGGTCACGCATCTGACCCTTAAACTGTGTTTCCTCACCTTGGTTAATTAACTTGTCATCCTTCTTATCGCCAATACGCTTCCGTGCAGTCTCTTTACGCACCTCGTCAATAATACGCTTGCGTTGAGTCGGAATCGTCATAAAGATTACATCACCATATACGGCCTTTGAATCTCCCGAAGAATGAATGGAGTTCTTCTTGGCGTACTCGGTATCAATTTCAAATCCGAGGGTGCGAGCCCGAGCAATTGAAACGGGATCGTTTGTAATCCATTCCCCAGTTAGATGAGGAGGTAATTCAATATTCAAAGCTTCGTGTGCATAACCTCTGTCAAGTACAGAAGCAAGCACAGCACGGTATTCAACATCATCCATCTCTACAACTGCTTTAGGTTCGGTAGACATTGTTTACGCCCCCTTCGATTGATTAAGCGGGTCAAGAACAAGTCTATCTCCACCCTGCATTGCTTTATATTCTTTAGGAGTCATACCGTAACGCCTAGCGAGAATAGTTTCATTCTCATTAAGCTCAGGTTCTGCTTCCTCATTTCTACGAACAGGAGCATTAGGAGCAGACGGTCTCAAGTGCGCAGGAACATTTGCCACAGCGTTACTCGGAGTTGTCGGTATAGTTACAGGCTTATTAGGCTCTGCAACAGGAGCATTAAGAGCGAGAGAACCTACAACGCTAGAAAGAACGAAGCTTGCAGCTTGCGTATTAAGCTGATTACCAGGAACTTGACTAAGCTGATAAGCAAAATGACGCTCAAAATCAGGATACATAGCCTTCGCACGTTGATACTGTGGAGTCATTTCAATCTGACTCTTAACATTAGCAAGTGCTCTATCAGCAGCTAATTCAGAGGCAATCTTGTTGAGCGGAGCTGTTTGAACGGCCATAATCTTGCCAATTGCTTCGACAGGATTATCCCACACTTCCTTATTGGAGGGAAGTTCCATCGGCTTTGGCGCTTCAACAGTCGCTTTCTGTACATTCTGATGATTTAATTGAATGAGTTGAGAAATGCTGCTGTTAATACCATCAAGCTGTTCTTGCATCTTCTTAATACGCGGGTCTTCTTGGAACTCTGTCTGCTGGGTTGAGTTCTTCGTCCTCTCCGCTTCTGCTTGTTCCGCCGCTAATCTCTCTTGTTCCTTCTTCTGCTCGTCTGACAGTTGCTCCTGTTCGGGCATTTGCTGCGCGCTCCCAAATAGATGTAAGTAATTCGTTGACCTGCCGAATAGTTTGAACTTTTCCTCTGTTTTCAAACGCCTGCTCACTAGTTTCAAATGCAAATGCAGAAATAGTAACTGCGTCTTCTAATCTACTTAATGCTAACTTCAATGCAGGCCATTCTGGTCTAAGTGATAATTCCAGAAGATCCCTGATTTGGCCCGCTGACAAGTTGAGATTGTCTAGGTGCATTGCCTTCTTGTCCTAAATTAAGGATAATTCTATCAATATTCTTAATATCCATTGATTCAAGTAATTGTCTGAACACTTCAGTACTAGACTGTGCAGCCTTCATCATAATTTGCTGAATGATTTCTGGATTCTGGGACTCTTGAGCTAACTGAAGCATACCAACCCAGTATTGCTGTGTAAATGCAGCAACTTGCTGAGCTTGCTGTTGGTCAAGAATCTTGTTCTGCGATTGCGAATTGACAGCAAAGTTAAAGATTAAACCGTCACGAATAAACTGCTCAGGAAGTGTAAGAACTTGTTGAATGTACTCTGCACCATTATACGCATAGTAACGAACATCCTTCGAACCATATTGCTGCATAATACAAGCAACGTCAGTCAGAAGGTCTGTGAAACATTCCTTAACATTCCTTAAAGCAAAATCGTATTTCGCCTTGCCTTCTTGAATCCGGGCCAAGTCAGAAGTGGCAGTACCGGGTGTGCCAACTTGAGGCATACCAAGTGTAACTTCGTTAACCCCAGTTCGCTGCTGAGAATATATAACAGTTGAATTCTCATTAGCATAAGAACTCGGCTGAATGTCAGTTAAGGAGAAAGATTCAATATGGCTCATATCATCAAGGAACCACATCTTGCCGGGGAAGATAGGCTCTTTCGGCCCATATCCCGACATTTTATGTACCTTCAACATACCCATATTTGAGAGAGTACCACCATCTAGACGCTGCCGGTGAATCTGTGTAATCTCTCTCTGGAACTGCTCGTTCATCTTACAAATGCCAATTCCTAACCATCTGTGTTCGAGCGGAAAGAATTGAGCCGTTCTGTAAGGTCTATGTAAGTCAGAATAATCATTATAACGAGCAGCAATGAGACTTCTTGTAGGATAGTGAAAGAAAACTTGAATCTCAACAGGAGGTTCTCCTTCAATCAATTCCCATCCTAACCAAAGTTCTTGGAAATCAATAAGACGTGGGAAGATAGGTTCTGTCTTTTCGAGTCTCTGTTGGTTTTGCTCAAATTGACGCTCCTGCCCCATCGTACCACTTGTATTATTAATTGCCCAAGGAAGTAAGCGTTCATAAGTACCCGGATAAAAGAGACCAGATTCCTCTTCTATCTTCATCTCATAAAGCCCTATTGTATGTTCCTCACCAACCCACGGTGCCATCTGTGGGTCTTGAGCAACATAAGGCATTAAGAAACGTCCAACGCTTACTGTATCAAGAGCAGCACCCTCTTTAATTGTTACATCAAACTCTTGTTCGGTATCACCGACACGTCTAATGGACTTCTTCTTAATACAAACATATCCGGCTTTACCAATACCATTACCAAACTTAATATCTTCAAGGAGAAAGTTATTAGCAAACTTATAAACCTTCACATCATCTCGAAGATACTCATTGAAATACTTTTCGTAAGGTCTAGCAGCATCAGCCCACATATCAGACTTAGCCTTTGCACTCACAATATCATCAAGTGAGAACAAAGTAGTCATAAAACGAGCGTGCAAAGCTTCAGATGCAATAGCTGTAGACGGAATGATTAATGTGCTTGCGCCGGCAAACGGAAATGTTGCACGCTTTTTAACAGGCTCAGCCCAATAATCTTTCTGCCATTGTAAAATTTGTTGTAGCCTCTGGTCACGTTCGGAGTAATGATTGTAGAGTTCTTGCGTTAGATACGCTACAAGTTTCTCCTCTGTTTCCGGGCTAAGGTTGAGCAAGCGTGGATATGCCATTTAAACCGTTGGACGCCGTGGAGTTGAAGTTCTATTCTTACTAAGATTTCCAGGAATCTCTCGAGCTTTTTCAGAAAGTGCTGAATCTGTGCCAGTACCAACATTCAAATGTTTCTGAGTACGAGCAAAGAATCCTGTACCAGTTTGTTCTTGTCCATCCTTCACACTTATAGCATCTTTTGTCTCGTATGCCCAAGAAGGCTTAGGTTTAGAACTCTTGAAATCAGTCACTTTGGCGCCTTGACTTTCTTAAGATAGTTCAGCGCGACAAGACCAATAATGGACGAAATAGGAGCATTGATAGTAGTCGTAGGGTCTCCAATATCAATACCCTTAGACACTAACCAAGGAGCTGCAACTGTAAGTCCGAGAAGAATGGCAGGTTGGGCGGGCTTAATCCAATCGCCAACTTTATTATCCCAAACTTGAGTCTTATCTTTAGTCTGCTGAAGTAACCAAGCAGAACCAAGACCGACAGCACCAGAAATTGCAATAGAAAGCGGATCCATTAATGATTCCTCCTAGGTTTACGTACAATAGCATCAGTTTTTACTGGAGCCTGAGTGCGCTTCTTTTCATCTGCATAACGATAAAGCTCTTGTGCAGATTTATGAATCTCAAAACGATCATCAGCAGAAGGATCAATTGTTCTGCGACTAACTTGACTGCGTTCGTTCAGCTCATTTTCTGGAATACCTTGGCGCCTATGAATTTCATCAGGAGTTACACCACCAAGTCGCTGTGAAGCTTGAGCCCAAACTGGCTTCGGTTTGCTGCTCTTAAAGTCAGTCATTCATCCTCCACGAAAGAGTAACCTGTAATTGGGTCTCTATCAGCTAACAATTCATCAACACTTGCCTTACGCTCATTCTCTACATTTCCATAGCTACCACGTCGCCAGATTTGAGGCCCATAAGCAAGAGCGTCGAGTAAGTGATAGTCCTCGGTGGCACCAAATTGTTTGAATTCTGTAATAAGATCAAGTTGGGTGGAATTGAAGATGAGATTACCAGAGGCAAAGAAGTTAGCAAGCCCTCGCACGCGGGCATCTTTGGCTTTTCCACCTGTTTTTACTCCTTCAATATGGAATCTTTTGTTTCGAAGTATCATTTCTCGCTCAATCCAAGGCTTGAAAAGAGCGGAGAACAATACTTCTTCGATAACAACGTTCCTAGGTTGCCATCTTTGCACTAATCTAAAGATTAAATCAACCTGTTGTGGAGGATTCCAGTCCTCTTTGATAGCTTCATAGACAAAAGTGCGACCTTTATCATCAGTTCCTGTAACTACAATCGCACCTTTGCCTGTCATTGCAGGGTCAATCAAGATATTTACATCAGTATTTCTTACATTGAGTGTGTCAGTGTATTCTTTCCCAAGAACTTTATATACATACTTGAAGTTGTTCTCACCTGTCCAGTAGAAATATCTGAGCCAATCTTGCTGAAACTCGGTAGAGGACAGTTCTGGGTTGTTACAATACTGCGCTGACCAAATTTTCTTGTTTTTCTTGATAATTTGAAGAGTTTCTTGTGAAAATTCTTCAGGAAAGATAACCTGTTTATTTCCGTTTTCATCAAGTTCTTCGATAGGTCGTATGTAACGCTTGAGTTGCTTACCATAAACATTCATTAAGTGCGCGTAAACATCGTCAAACGCCCATCGTGTACCTACAATATCAAGATGATCGTACTTGAAAGCAGAGAAGAAAGACTGAATGTTGTCTACCCAAGTTAAGGTAGTTTCTCGCTCAGCCTTCGAGTCTCTAGCTTTGTCACCATAAATGTCATCAAGTTTAATGTAATTATAGTGTCTGCCTTGTCCTTTTGCTCCAACACCCATTGTATCAATAGTTGGTTCGGGGTGAGAAACATTTCTTGGGAGGACAAGTTCTTGACTGTTAAGCTTATGCTTTCCTTTAATTGGAATAGCATCAGGAAACAAAGCGAGTAAGAGCGGATTCGTTAAGAATTGTTGCTGAATTGCACCAAGAAAGCGAGAAGCACCCTCAGCGGTTTCGTGTGCAATTAATAACCTACAATCTGTTCCTAGATTTCTCGGCCACGGTTGGTCACCTTTATCATCAGGAAGAACAATCTGAATGGCTTCTGCTAAAGTCATAATCGTAGACTTGTAATGTCCACGAGGAAGTAGAATCATTCGATAGCGTTCATTCTGTGATATGGTTAACCAGTTACAAAAATGCCCGTGAAAGTTAACGGAGAGCTTATCATAACCCAGCAGATTGCATAAGAAAAACAAATCTGTCTTAGCACGTCTCCGGAGGGTAGAGATTGTTGTGCTAGACAAATCTGAATACTTACTCTTTGCAACATCCTGAGCTTGGTCGTGTTTATCCCAAAGCTCTTCTTCGCTAACCACATCGGGCACTTTTGTACTGGATACAATTTCATCTATTGTAGACAATTAGAGTTTCTCTTCGTCTATTTTGTGATCACCACACCAATCATCAATAAATACAGCAGGAAATCCCGACGTTGTTGGTGCGTGTTTCCTACACCTACCAAGAGTTCCGTAACTAGCATCAAGTTTAGCTTTCTTCAAAAACCACATACAAGACTGACAACTCATATTTTTACTTCTATGAATCCAAGGGTCTTTATCCATAACAATTAAGGTTTTCGGGTGGAGGTTAGGAAGCCCGGCGAAGTTTTGTTATGCTGGCTTTTCTGTTTGTCCGGCGGGCTTCACTGCTATTGTGCCAAGATTGGTGCTACGCTCGCTTGGTCGCTTCGCTCCCAACGCTTCGCGGTAATGTTGAAATAACTCTGGCATAGGAAGTAGTGTCTTACGCGCCATCACTATTCTCCCAAGGCTCTTTGTTCTCTTTCGTAATCTCACCTTCATCATACGTCCAGAGATTCTGTAGCTCTGTTCTAACTTCACAAAGTCTATCGTGAATCTCCATTTGACTACTTAACAAGAGAGCGTGAGCAAATGGAATCTTAAATTCAACTTCCAGAAACTTCGCTTGCTCTCGTATGGACTTCAACTTCTCCTTGTCCATCTCTTTCGGGTCGAACGACATATTTCTCTCTCACTTGGTCAGACTTCGTAAGTGCTGCAATTAACTTCTCACCAAGTTTATCACCGATAACCGTAACATTCTTCGTTCCTTCATTATCCGGCTTCAATTCACCAACACCCTGCAACATCTTCATAGCTCTATCTACCATCGCACCTTTACGCTTACCGTATTCTTCTTCATCGCTAAAATAGCGTTCAATCTTATCAAACGCATCATTAGCTACTGCCATCCTTCGTTCTGCTTGCGTCATCCCAATATCCCGGATGTTCGCAATCAGTTCACTACGAATTTTCCTAGCCTGCTGTGTGCTAGTAATATTCATAATGTGCTGAGGAGTCACACCATATTCAGCAGCAAGCTGTTTATTTGTATGACCTCTAGCGCTCTTTATTACTATTTCCTCGTAGAATGGGTGCCACTCCTTTGGTTCCCACTTCTTACTTAACTTATTAAACTTCTGTTGTTCAATTAGTTCTGCACTAGGCTCGGCCATATTACTTTGGCTTAATCCTTTTAAGATAAGCCCGGTTTGATTTCATCCCGTAACCCTGAGTTCTCGGCGGGAGTTTTCCCAACTTCGGACGCTTAGGTTTGATTCTTCGTTTCATACTATGGACTGGCTAATATCAATGTAATAATCAGTACCTACAATAAACATATCAGCGCTAGCTTTGTTAATAGTGCTGAACTCAAGTCTGCCCGCAGGTGTATACTTATAGAAGGATCTATTCTCGTCACTTCCAGATGTGACAGGATAAAATGCAACGTCCCAGCATCCACCAGTACGTTCCTTCTTCTCGATACAAGTGAATTTGCAACGCGTAATCATAATCGTCTATCCTGAGTTTTTAAGGTACAAGTCTCACTTCTCCATCAACGACGTTGAATGTACAACAATCCAGTCTGATGCTTGGTCTAAGTTCTATATGCTCTCTCGTACCATACATAGACCAAGTTCTTTTGAAATTCTTATTACCTACTAATGGAATGTCCACTCTATGTGTGCCGCACTTAGGACAATCAAAGTGTAGAATCTCTCCGCGAAACGTCGGATTGAGTTCAAGTAATTTCACAGCTTACCTCGCTTCGAAGATCTTCTGTGCTTTGAATGTAGTAGCTCCTGTAACTGCAACTGTTCCACTAATTCTCATACCAGTACACGCAGGGACACAACCATTATCATCACCGATTGCTTTAGCTTTAGTTACAGCAGGAGCAGTAACGTCAGCGGCAGCTCTCTGTAATGTACTCCAGTTTCCACCTGCAGTTGGAGTATCATCCGTAGTAACTTGAATCGTAAGAGTCCCACCTCCGACAATTGCTGCCGGCCCAAACATCAGAATACTCCAAGCATCTTCAAAAGCATTCTTTGGAACAATATTACTTACAGTTGCACCGTTTGGAATAACAAAGTCAGGCAGTTGTTGAATTGCTAAACTCATAATGAAAACTCCAAAAGGGGTGGACAGGGTTGGCCCGACCCAGAAAGCTACCCCCCTAGACCTGCCTTGTCAATATCCTAACTTCCCCTTGGATAACCCAGACTTACCCAACTAGCTCTATACACTCCCCCTACTATAGATAGCACAGCATACATCCACATTCCCGGGTTATCCCGGCTAGGTTGAAAAATATTGGAAAAATTTTTTGTAATAACCTGTGCGAAGCTGGAAAAATTTTTTGTAAGTAAGCATAATTGTATCAGCAAGAGAGCGAAGCTGGGAAAGTCCAGAAGGCTTTAAAACATAGCGCGAATTGTGTTAAGGGTATTATTTGATTAGGTGAAAGTCATTTTCCCCCTACCCGGCCTCCTTGTTTGGTATACATCTACAGCCAAAGACTCCCTTTAAGGAATAACATTTGATAGATGTAACAGCAGGCTTTCCCCGCTGTTGCTGTGTCGAAATGACACG